CTGCCATGATGTACCCCATTCAAGTAATCGCTAAGTTCACTGCGAATCATTTCAAAAACATCATCCCAAGCATCGTATTTGCTCTGCCTGAACAATCGAACAGCATCGTACCAAGGAACACTGATTCCAGGTAAGGCCCACAAGTAATAAGGCAGGATTGGGATGGCAACCCATGTCGGTATGCCCATCGCAGCCGATAGGTGAGCCACTGAGGTACATGATGAGATGACTAAGTCACAGCCTGCCACAGCTAACTGCGTATCCTGCCATGAGTCAAGTTTGGACTCAGCAATCCATTCAGGCCGGTGCTGTGCGCCTTCATCACGCTGCAAGGACACAAACTCAACATCAAAGCCTTTAACAGCATTAAAGAGCAACTCAGGTGGGAAATACTTGCGATGATCGTGCTCGAAGTTGGGATTACCCTGCCAGCGCAAACCGATACGGAATTTGTTCTTTGTGACTTGTGGGCAGGGAATATAAGCGCGACCCCACACATCCTTGTACTCAATACCTAAAGGTATCGGTGCTGACATCCCAGGAACCCAAGCATGGTGATAAACGCCTGGAGCCGCTTCGTGAACGGCTACCGCACGCACATTGGGTACGCTTGCAAAAAGGGGTACAAGCTCAGGTGAGCAGGCCACAATCACTTGGCAGTTGCGTGCTGTGATGTCTTGCACAAAGCGCATTTGGTGAATCTGATCGCCCAAGCCACCTTCCAAGTAAAGCAAGACGGTTTGATGAGATTGACCTTCCCACACTTGGGTGGGCACTTGAGGCTTGCGGTTGCCAAAGACCTGCTCAATCCTGCCTCTTGCAAGCAGTTGCATGCCCTCTTGCAGCTTGCCTTGCATCAGTACATACAGGCCTCGGTTATAGGCTGCACGGTGGTTTTCAGGCTCAACACGCTCAAGGTGCTGGGCAATCTCCCAAGCTTTTTGGAAGTCACCGCGACGGCCTGCTTCAAGTTGCAAATCAAGGGGCTGTTTGGGTCTTGACTCTTCGGTCTCGCCAAGCCAAAAGCGTGGTTGGTTGAACTCGTGATAGCGATGTCCCAAAACCTCTTGGGCTGTTTGCTTGTGCTGGCGCTCAAGCTTAGGCTTGATGTCATGCAAACCAGGGATGCCCCACACCTCATCATCTTTCTCGGCTACTACGGACCCCTCAATGCGCTCAAAGTCATAGGCAAAAGGCTCAATCTCCAAGAACTGATGAATGCGATCAAGCTGTGTTTTAGGGTCAGCAAGCAGGTCTTCGTACTCAATCAAGCAAAAGGACAGGGGATCTTCCAACATGCCTGCATGGAGCGTCACATAGCCTGTTTTGACCACATCAATGAGGTGTGTCTCAGCCAAAAACTTTTGCACATTGTCAGGTTTAACAACACGCACAAAGGATGCAATGCAGTCGGGCACGCTGCGAACCGTTGCAATGATCTTGGGCTTTTGACCTAAGACTTTCGTCATGGTCTTCATAATCGGTGGCGCAGGCCAGCCACGGTTTTTATCGATGATGACGGGCTTGGTGATGGTCTCGTTTTTGGCTTGCATCAAGCCACGCAGCATGCGAACCATGTCATCGTCATTTCGGCCTTGGACATGAATGGATTCATCACGCTCCCACTTCTCAGCCACCGCACCCATGATGCTGATAAGCCCTGAAGTTGGTGTCACATGCACCAAAGGGTTTTGGTTCAGGATCGCAGCAAGTACCGTCGATCCTGAGCGTGGCAGGCCTGAGAGGAAGTACATCATGCTGGGTTTACACTTATTGCTGTTGTAGCAAGAGTGCCACGCGATCCTATTTCTACTTGAGACCAGCTTGTAAGCGAGCCAATTTGAATAGGAGATGATATGTTAACTGTATTGCCTAACCCTAGTGTGCCGAAAGCATTGTCACCACCCATGGCCCACAAAGTACCATCAGTTTTTGGCGCTATAAATGCGTAATAACCTCTTCCGCTTAAAGACCAAGTCGTCAGAGCGCCAACTTGAACTGGCGATGATCTATTAGTTGTGTCGTTGAGACCGAGCCTACCATTATTGTTCATACCCCAAGTCCACAAAGTGCCATCTGTTTTTACAGCAGCACAAGCATAATATATAGTTGTTATTTTTGACCAAGTTGTTAAAGCGCCAACTTGTGTTGGAGAGCTATAGAATCCTTGATTGTTTAGACCAAGGACGCCATTACCCCCTCTTCCCCATGTCCAAAGAGTGCCGTCGGTTTTTAAAGCTACACCATTTCGAGAAACGGCTGATACTTGTGACCAAGTTGTTAACGCACCAACCTGAACGGGAGATGACTGGCTGTTCGTAGTTCCTTGAGCCAATTGGCCGTCAACATTATCCCCCCAAGACCATAAAGTGCCATCGGTCTTAATCGCAAAACAAAAATTAACACTTGCTGTAATTTTTGACCAATCAGTCAAAGCTCCAACTTGAACGGGAGAAGATTTATAAACTATGGGCGAACTTGTTTGGCCAAGCCTTCCATTGGAGTTATTACCCCATGACCATAAAGTACCGTCAGTTTTAATGGCTGTGCAAAAATTATTACCTGCTGATACTGACGCCCAATTAGTTAATGCACCGACTTGCACAGGAGAGGATACATTTACTGTACTATTTTGACCAAGTTGGCCATTGCCATTTCTTCCCCATGACCACAAAGTTCCATCGCTTTTAATCGCAAATGAGCAAAAACTGCTTGCTGATACTTTTGACCAGTTTGTCAATACACCAACTTGAACAGGAGAGGATAAGTATGCCGTACTGTTTTGCCCAAGCTGACCATCAACATTTCTACCCCAACTATATAAACTAGAGATTGCCCCCCCAGGAATCGTAGCTTCAACCCACCCACGCCATTTGGTGCCACCATCAGTGGTTAGCAATGCAATGACCGTTACGCCATTAGCACCAGTTGCTAAGGTCGGAGCCGTTTGAACGGTGCTAATCGTTGTTGCAGCATACTGACCACTCCAATACACTGAATTAGGCCATGCGATGGTATAAGCCGTGCCATCCGAGGCATTCCTGACAACAATCTGGATGAGGATCGGTGTGCCACTTGCAGGCACATTGGTAAACGATAGCGTGGTGATGTTTGCTGCCATCGTTAAGTCGATGACATTGCCACTATTTAGGTTCAGTGTGGTCGTGGCCGATGAAGTCACAGCCTGACGCACATTGTTAGTCAGGGCACCACCAGCAGGGGTGGCAAAGCTCAAGTTGCCTGAGCCATCAGTCACAATGACTTGGCCTGAAGTGCCATCAGCCGTCGGATATTTCAGTGCCGCAGGATTGTTGAAGAAACGCTTCACGGTGCCTGATGCGTTTTCCATCCACATCGACATATCGTTATCAGCGATGTTCAGTGCAATCTCACCCGCAGACATATTGGCTGCAAGGGGTGTATTGCCTGAAGTCGTTGAGCGATAAAGCTGAATAGGCGTGTAATTTGTTGCTGGCATGATGACCTCAGATTACGCTGGGTTTACTAATGGACCCGCAATGGAAGAGACGAATTTGGCTCCACATGAAACGGATTGCCATGTTGTTGCGGCACCCACTTGTACTGGGGAGGACTTGTAAGTCAAGTTATTTTGTCCTAACTGTCCGTTATAGTTGTTGCCCCATGACCATAAGGTGCCATCCGTTTTAATGGACTGAGTAAAGTATTGTCCTGTTATTGAAACTTTTGACCAAGTAGTAAGCGCACCAACTTGAACGGGAGACGAAAAGTTGGTTGTATTATTTTGCCCAAGCTGACCCCTATTATTAGTGCCCCAAGCCCATAAGGTTCCGTCAGTTTTTATAGCGGCCATTGAAACGACATATGTCGATACTGTCGACCAAGTAGTAAGCGCACCAACTTGAACGGGAGACGAAAAGTTGGTTGTATTATTTTGCCCAAGCTGACCACTACTATTACCACCCCAGACCCATAAAGTTCCGTCAGTCTTTATAGCGGCAGTAACATTAAAACTTCCTGCTGCAACAGCCCATGTTGTTAAAGCCCCAATTTGAGTTGGAGAACTTACATGAACACTAGAGTTTAACCCCAAACAACCTGATGAATTTTGACCCCATGCCCAAAGCGTTCCATCCGTCTTAATAGAGAAAAAATTGCTTCGTGATCCTGCTATAGAAGACCAATTCGTTAAAGCTCCAATTTGGATAGGTGAAGATACAGCAGGACTTGTGCCAGGAGCTATATTATTACCAAGTTGGCCATATTGATTTGCGCCCCATCCCCATAAAGTGCCGTCAGTTTTAATGGCGATGTTGCAGTCCGTACCTGATGCTACTTTTGACCAATTAGTCAAAGCTCCAATTTGAGTTGGCGATGATTGATTAGCGCTTTGATTCAAACCAAGCGCTCCAAAAGTATTTTGGCCCCAACTCCACATCGTCCCGTCGGTTTTTATTGCAACACTATGCCTGTACCCAGAAGACGAAACAGCCCAATTAGTTAAAGACCCCACTTGAACTGGAGATGACGCATCAGTTGCGTTATTTAAACCCAATCTGCCCGCAGAGTTAAGTCCCCAAGTGTAAAGTCCAAACTGACCACCTCCAGGAATCGTACCTTCCACCCATCCACGCCACTTGGTGCCACCATCAGTAGTAAGCAGTGCAATCGTTGTAACGCCATTTGCGCCTGATGCCAGCGTCGGTGCAGTTTGTACCGTGCTGATCGTGGTAGCTGAATACTGACCACTCCAGTAAACGCTATTGGGCCATGCAATTGTGTAAGCCGTGCCACTTGAGGCATTCCTCACCACAATCTGCACAAGCACAGGTGTGCCTGATGCTGGCACATTCGTAAATGACAGCGTCGTGATGTTCGCGGCCATTGTCAGGTCAATCACCTGACCACTTGCCAAGTCAATCGTTGTAGTGGCCGATGAGGTAACAGCCTGCCTCGTGTTATTCGTAATAGCAGCACTTGCCAAAGAACCAAAGGACAGTGTCTTTGAGCCATCAGTTTTGACGCCCTGGCCTGATGTACCGTCAGCCGTAGGGTACTTAAGCTCGGCAGGATTGTTGAAAAAGCGCTTGACGACACCCGATGCATTCTCAAAATACATCGTCATGTCGGTATCAGCAATGTTCAGCGCCAATTCACCTGGAGACAGGTTGGCAGCACTCGGCTGATTACCCGAGGTTGTGCTGCGGTAGAACTGAATGGGCGTGTAGTTAGTGGCTGGCACGCTTACCTCCGATCATTCGATTTCATCATTTTTAGGCTGCGCGTTCAAGGTACAAAAGGCTTTTCACAGCCCTTAAAACGATCTCTGGCGCGACAAACTTGCTGGGGTCATGCTCATAGCAGTCCCACCACAAAAACTGGTTGGGCACGAGATTAGCGCGGTCCTTGAGCAGGTTGATGTTCTCAGGGTGGCCAAAGATGTTGGGGTCCGATACTGACCACAGCACAATCCCAGGCTTGCC